CATTATGACACCACACTACATCAAAAGGTACACTCCATACTGTATTATCTGTATTAAAATCGTGATTCTTATACTTTATATTTTTGCGACTTGGCACATTGTTTTCCGCATGTAAATCAAAGCCTACACAATTAAAGTTTAGATACCTATCTTTTTTGCCATCTTCGTTCCATACCTGCATGTTTGCCCAAAATTCTAAGTCTTTTCCTTTGCCACAACCAAAGTCAGCCATATGCTTAATAGTAACCTTAAAGTCGTCAAATTGATCTAGTAAATTTAATGCTAAAAGACTATGCTCATGACTATCATTGTCATCCCATTTGTAAACTTCTTTAATCAATTCTTATATCTTCCATACCTGCAGTACGTAATCTAACTACATGACCCATTTGCCATTGTTTAGTATCCAAGCCTTTCATTATACCTAACCATTTGTTACGTAGCAATGCAACTTCATTAATTATAGTTTCAAAGTCTATAACTTCGTCTTCGCCATCAACATACTTCTCTGCATCTCTACTAGTCAATGCACGAGCATATCCTTCTAAATATTTTTGAAAGTGCTTACGTCTTATTTTACGTAATTTTATATTTAAAAAGTTAAGTACAGCTTCTATTTCTTGTAATTGGTTAAACCTATGTTCAGTGATACCAGGCAATGCAGTTATGTTTTTCTCCACAATACCTTTGACACTACATTCACGTTTTGCTTCTTCCAATTCACTTTCATAAAAATTTATGCAACCTGGAATATCTGCTAAGTTATTTACAACTCTATTGTACCACTGGCTCAATACAAATCCTCTTCCTCGTAATCGTCATATTCATCTTCATCAACTTCGCCAACTATTTCGTCTACACTATTTTTCATGTATTCATCAATGCCACCAAGTTTAATTAAATCTTCTTCATCTAATACTTCTTGTAAATCATCTACAAGTTGATCAGTAGCATGTTGAATTTCTTTTGCAGGAATATATTGTTTTAATATTTGGTATACAAGTTTAACTGGTGCTTCCATTTTCTTCCTCTGCTTCTGAGTTTTTTTCTTTTATAACTTCTTGGACATCTTCTTGTCCATGAACTACTTCATCTATACTTAGTCCATCTTGGTCAGATATGTCCTGCATAATTGATTCTAGTTTGTCACCTGTCCAACCTTTACGAAACTCGAGCATTTCTACACCTGCAGTGGTTGTATATTTTAAACGATTTCCTTGTTTTGTAAGTAATCCTTTTGCTTCGAATAGTTCAAGTAATCCGCTATATTTATTCATACCTGTTTCATAAGGAATTTTGACTTGCACACCTTCAAACGGTTTTGCATAACGAGTTTTCATTACTTTACATGCTGCTCTAATACCGCTCACAGTTGTTGTCTTGTTTCCATCTTCATCTTCTTTAAGTTTTAATTTTCTCATAGCAATAACAATACTACTTGCATATATAAAACCTTGTCCACCTGATATCTTATCATCTGGATCAAACATATCTTGCGAAGCATACGTATGGTTAGTACATACCATACCTACATTATAACTACCAATCATGTTTACTGTATTTCGTACAAGTGAAGTAAGTGCCTTAGGCTTTCTACCCATATCACCTTTCATGTTACCTGCTTCAAATTGGTCAACATCTGTTGGTGTAAGTAACATACCTAAACTATCAATTACAAATAATACTTTAGGACGTTCTTCCTCTGGCATTGCTTTATAATCTTTCATAAATGTGCTTATAGTTTTTGCTACATCATCAATCATACTCATACTAAGTTTTAGTAACTTAGTCTCATCTGTATCTACACCAAGTGCTTGTAACCATGCTTCATCTAGTGCATTTTCACTATCAATTAGGACAACAAAGATACCTTGCTCTTGTGCATTTTTTACAATGTTACCTGATGCAAAATAACTTTTGCCAGCACCTGATTCACCTGCGAATACAGTGACTTTGCCCATTGGAACACCACGATGAAAATCACCACTTACTAAGTAGTTTAATGCATAACTGCCAGTACTAATCCAATCTGTAGGATCATGGAATCCTATACTTAATCCATCTATGCTTTTTGTTATATCTTTCCTAAATTTACTTACGTCAAACGGCTTACCCATTTTTATTCTCCATTGTATTCATAGAAGTTAAAGGCGACATTTCTGCCGCCTTTTATAATTAAGATTGTCTATTACGGATCATTGCTAGAATGTCTTCTGCTCTTTTACTTTCACCGCCTTCAGCTGTTGCTGGTGCAGCCGGAGCCGCTACAGTTTCAGTTTGTGGTGCAGGAGTAGGAGTTGCACCCATTTCTGCTGGTGTTGCTACTGGAGCCGGAGCAGTTTCCATAACTGGAGCCGCCGGAGCAGGTGTTGGAATAGTAGGTGCCTTTACAGTTGACGTACTTGAGGTTGAGGAACCTGCCGGCGCATCTACACCATATGGACGATAATATTGGCCCCAACGTTCTACGTCGTAAGCCTCACCATTTACACTTGCTTCGAACATCTCTTTGATGCACTGCAATTCTACTTCTGTAGGTTTTTTAGGAAGGTAGTCTGATAATGTATTAAGACCATGTGTCTCAATGGCGCTCATTTGTGCCTCTGTTAGTGCTGTCTCTTTACGAGCCCACTTACTTGTACTGTAATCTGCATACTGTCCTTTTGTAGTTTTAGTAATACGGAAATCTAAACCAGCAGTATAGTCTGTTGGCATTTCTTGGATATCCGGATCCATAAGTGCATCTTTAATTAAGTTAAAGATACTAGGGGAGATTACAAACCTTCGAATTGGATTCTCAGGTGCGTCTTCTTGAAGTGTATTCTCGGTAACAAAACCTTGGAATATATAACTACGTTTCTTCCAATATTTTCTACCCATGTCTTCAAGACTCGAATCTTTGAACCAACCACGTACTTCTGTCAATACAGGACAAGTTTCGTTCCACATCTCAACACACGGTACCTGTACTACAACAGGTTTACTATTCATGTCGTTTTTAACACCAGTAAATGGTAAACGAATCATAAGCCTTTCAGCCCAGAAAAATGTATTGTTAGGATCGTTATCAGGTAGGAAACGAACTGCTGTAGTTGTTCCTTCTGGAATATTCCAATGTGGGAAGATTGCGTTGTCGCCGCCGCCGGTTCTCTCGCTACGAGATTCTTGTGATTTTAGTTTTGCTCTAATTTCTGCCAAAGATGTTGCCATTATTTTCTCCTTAAATGTGCCTATTGTTTAGCCTTGTATGTGCCTATTCACATACTATATCACATAGTATATGCTACTTTATTTATCAAGTCAATAAAAAAAGGCATAAAAACTGATGCCTTTTTAAATTATTTTTTTATTAGTTTTTTAGAACGTAGCCGCAATCTTAAATTGGATTACAGAACCATCATCATCAGTTGATGCTTCTCCGCCGTTCTTATATTCATAGTCTGTATAGTTCACGTAGCCAGTCAACCCTGGAGCAATAGCATATTTAATTTCTGCCATGTGTTGCTTTAGGTTTTCTTTTTCTGTACCAGAAACATCTAAACTATCTTCTGATTCCATTGTTGATACTGCTATAGTCATATCACTGTTTAGTTTATAACTTGCGCCTGCACCTACAGTATCAATGTCCTCATCAGCACCTTCTACTTTACTCATTGCACCAATCAGTGTCATATTACCTAATGCAACTTTTGCACCAATACTGTGTGATTCATTATCAATCGCACCAGATACACCTTGTTCAGCCATAGTTGCACCAATAGTAATATTGTCGCCGATTGCTAACTTACCGCCGATAGCAGTAGCATCAGTATCGCCTGCAACACCACCGTCCATGTAACTTGCGCCTACAGTAAGTGGGCCTATTGCTGGTGCAATGTATGATACTTTATCTGAATCTGAACCATACGCTTTTTCACCTGCACTTGATTGGATAGATGCATTTGTATATGTACCTGTGACTTCTTCGTCCATTATATCATGTTCACCAATACCAAAACTGCCTGTGACATCATCGTTACCGCCTAATGTAATTTTACCAAAGTCGCCTTTGATATACATTGATGATTCGTCAATAGTTGCACTAGAATCTGCAACAGTTGCCATTTCCACAACCATGCCATAATCTAATCCTGTTTCTGTTTTGTTTGAGAATGAGAACTTAATCTCGTTATCGGAGTTGCCCATTGAATCACCTTTTTGTGATGCAATTTGTGAGTCAACGTCCTTGTAGTAAAACTCTGTGCTACCAGAGATTGATACGTCTGCAAGTGCAGTCGTACTTAATAATGCCACTAAAGCGGCACCAGTTAGAATTTTCTTCATTAATTTTTCCTTAAGTTGGGGCTTGATTTCGCTCGTATTTACTTTTTTTCAATACATTTTATTTATTATAATAAAATTATTTCCAAAAAAAAAGACGGTCAAAAACCGCCTTCTTTAATATAATTTGTGCTTATTTGTTGTTTCGATCGATGTCCTGTAGTTTACGCATTTGTCTTGCTACTATACTTCTCGGTGTTATTTGATAGCCTTGTTCGCCTTCATGTATGCCGTGGTTGCTCCTCGCCTTTGACCCTACGCCTGCCATTGCCTTCATTTTTGCAATGCTTTCCGCCACTTCGTCTACTTCTTCAACTTCTTCAACTTGTGTTTCTGGTTGTGTCTGTTCTACTTGTTCAATTTCAACTGACTGAACATCATCATCTAGAGGTAATTCCATTTGACCCATTCTGTTTGCATCGGCTATAGCAGACATATACTTGTCATATTGAACACCAAAAGTTCCTACTACGCCATCTAACCAATCCATTATAATTGGTCTAGCATCTGCAGTTGGATCTTGATCTCCAGCATCTCCTAAATTGTCATACAATGTATCATCACCAAATGCAAAAGCAATTGCACTTGTTGCATCTTCTCCACCATCACCTAATGGTATTGGGTTTTGCATTAATTTATTCATCTTTGCCACTTCTTCATCAGTAGTTGGCAGAGCCCATGTTCCTTCTGTAATCATATTCAAACAGTTTTCATATGCTTCAAATGATGTGTCCTCTTTTTTCTCTTTGCCGTATAAATCTTTTTTAGCCGCTTTATCAACTTTATCTACTTTACCTTGTAAAAATTTCTTAGTAATCTTAATAGCGGCTGC